CCTGTTCCGCGCCGCCGAGTTTTGCTAGGCATAGAAAATTTTATTTTGGTGGAGTTTAGAGTACACTTGCGCCATGAATAAAACGACAAATGATGTTTATGTCGATGTCGCAACGATTTCGCGAGCGTTTGACTGTACACAAACCTACCTGACTAAGATGAAAGGGGACGGTCTGATCGTCCAGCCAAAGCGTGGTGAATACGATCTGGTTGAATCTACCAGGCTGTATATCACTCACTTGCGCGACAAAAGCGGAAAGACTATTACTGATGGGAAGGTCATAGATTTCCATGAAGAAAAGGCTCGTCTGACAAAGATGCAGGCGGACAAAGCCGAGATGGAAGTCGAGGAATTAGCTGGTCAGTTAGTGCGAGTCGATGACGTGCTGGACCAGTGGCAAAACATATTGGCTGATGTAAAGGGTAAACTGCTCGCTATACCGTCTAAACTAGCTACACTTGTTGCCGATATATCTAACCCCGCAGAAGCGCAGGAATTGATTGATGATTACGTTAGAGAGGCTTTGCAAGAACTGAGCGATTATGACCGAAGCAGAAAAAGTACAGCAAATTCTGATAGCGGGAATGAAAGTCCTAACCCCGCCCCCAAAGCTAAAAATAAGCGAGTGGGCAGACCGCGAAAGAAGGCTTGATTCCCAATCATCTGCCGAACCAGGTAGATGGCATACTGCCAGGGCTGAATATCAGCGCGGCATTATGGATGCCTGTTGCGATCCTGCAATTCAGGAAGTCGTGGTCATGGCCGGAGCGCAGCTTGGTAAGTCTGAAGCCCTTCTGAACATCATTGGTTATTACATTGATAATGACCCTGCCCCGATCTTGATGATTCAGCCATCCCTGGATATGGCGCAATCATTCAGTAAAGACCGAATTGCTAATGGTTTACTATCTTCCACGCCTTGCTTAAAGGAAAAAGTTCGGTCACCACGCGCAAGGGACGCAAACAACACAACTCTACATAAGATATTCCCTGGCGGATCAATATCGCTGGTAGGGGCGAACAGTGCTAGTGGTTTGGCATCGAGGCCGATCCGCCTGGTGTTATTCGATGAAGTCGATAGATACCCACCGTCAGCGGGAAGCGAGGGTGATCCGGTCCAATTAGCAAGAAAGAGGGCAGCGACATTCTGGAACCGCAAGATCGTCATGGTGTCTACGCCAACCAACAAAGGCTCCTCCCGCATCGAGGACGCATTTGAAAAGTCTGACATGCGTTACTATTTTGTACCTTGTCCGCATTGCGAGCATAAGCAGAAGTTGGTGTGGGCTAATGTGAGATGGACTGATGGCAATCCTAATACAGCTAAATATGCATGCGAAGAGTGCGGCGTTTTATGGTCTGAAGCAGAAAGAAGAGCAAGCATAAAGAAAGGTGAATGGGTAGCCAGTAAACCGCACCGAAGTGTTGCTGGTTTTGCCATCAGTGGGCTGTACTCGCCATGGACCCCTTTATCCGAAGCTGTCTCAGATTTCTTATCTGTCAGAAAAAACCCCGAACAATTACGAGTATGGAACAACACTTATCTGGGCCAAAGTTGGGAAGATGAAGGTGAAACAATCGATGAGATGAACCTGGCGGAGCGTAGAGAAGATTTCAATGGGTTCGTGCCGGAAGAAGTTATGTTCCTGACTTGCGGCGTAGACGTTCAGGATAACAGGTTAGAATATTCAGTTATTGGCTGGGGGCGAGATGATGAAAGCTGGGTTATAGAGCATCAAACGCTATATGGCGATCCGAGTACTCCGCACTTATGGCAAAACCTTGATTCACAAATATTCAAAACATACCAAACATACGATGATAGGACCTTGCAAATAAGAGGCACTTGCGTTGACAGTGGTGGTCACTTTACAAACTCGGTTTACCAATACGCAAAAAAGAATGCAGGCCGAAGAGTGTTTGCAATCAAGGGTGTCGGCGGTGAAGGCAGGGCGATAGTAAGCAAACCATCAAAAAACAATGTTGCTCGATGTCCGTTATTTCCTATTGGTGTAGATACGGCAAAAGATATGTTGTTTGCCAGGCTGCGTATAGCTGATCCTGGTGCAGGATACATACACTTCAGCGATGTGTTAACAGACGAATACTTCAGGCAGCTAACGGCAGAAAAGATTGTTACTCGATATCATCGAGGTTATAAAAAAAGAGTCTTTGAGCAGATCAGGCCACGCAACGAAGGATTAGACTGTTTTGTTTACGCAATAGCCGCATATGCTATACTAGGCGTGAATGTCAATAGCTTGGCAGATAGGAAAGAAACAGAACATATTACTGAAGCGCCGGATACAAAGCCTGCAAACAACAAGCGGGCATTCGTACCGAAAGTGGGTAAGGGCTTCACTAACTCTTGGCGATAACTATGGCAAATTTATTCGACACTGCTAACGCTCCTGAAGGAGAACCTACAGAGATTGTAGCAGGCGATTTACTCCAGTTCAAAGTTAGCAATCTTGTCACGGATTATCCAACAGACTCATATACGCTAACGTACACCGCTAGAATCAGCGGCCAACAAGACGAAATACAATTCACAGCAACAGGCGCTTCAAGTCATTTCTTGATATCGGTTTCTGGCAGCACAACAGGCTCTTGGTCACCAGGAAAATATATCTGGCAGCAAGAAATAATCAGAAACAGTGATTCTGCACGTATAGTGCTTAAAAAGGGTGACTTTAAGGTTGTTGCTGACTTAGATAACAACGCAACTGATAACCGTAGTCACGCAGAGATTATGGTAGACAAAATTGAATCACTACTGCAGGGGAAGGCTGATTCTGATGTCTCTAATTACTCAATAGCAGGAAGATCGCTCACAAAACTCAGCTTTCAAGAGTTGATTGATGCGAGAGATTACTACCGGAGCGAAATGTTGCGTGAAAAAGCAAAGTTTGACGCTGAGAACGGCAGAAAAGGCTCGGCAACCGTGCAGGTGAGATTCTAAATGGGCATCTTCGATAGATTTACCAAAAAACCGCTGGAAACCAAGAAATTGCGAAAGAGGCAGTACGCTGCCGCTAATCCAGGCAGACTTTTTGCTGACTTTAAGGCATCTGAGCGTTCTGCAGACAGTGAATTGCGCCCTGTACTGCGTGTTTTGCGGTCCAGGTCACGAGATTTGGCAAGGAACAATGAATACGCCAAAAGATACATTGATTTGCTGAAAACCAACGTAATTGGCCAGAAAGGGTTCAAATTACAGGTAAAAGCTGTTGATTCTGTCGGAAATCTCGATATTCAGGGTAACCAAGCCCTGGAAAATGCGTTTTATCAGTGGGGAAAGGTTGGAAATTGTACCGCAGACGGCAAAATGTCATGGTGCGATGCCCAGAAAATGGCCATGGAAACACTGGCTCGCGATGGTGAAATATTTGTTGTAAAGCACAGAAACGCTGCCTTTAAAGACTCTTTTGCGCTGGAATTCATTGAATCAGACCAGATTGACGAAGAAAAGAACGAAAGATTGGATAATGGCCGCGAAATACGCATGGGCGTTGAACTGGACAAGTTCAAAAGGCCAATTGCCTACCATGTGATTCAGTACCATCCTGGTGATTACGACTTTACCACTCAGACAAAGACCAAGAAGACCGTTCGCATATCTGCTGACAGGATGATGCATATATTTATGCCGCTACGAGCCGGTCAGACTCGTGGTGAGCCGTGGATGAGTCCTGCAATGTCAGCGATCAAGCAGTTGGGCGCATTCCGTGAAGCCGCTATTGTTAATGCCAGGGTGGGCGCATCCAAGATGGGCTTTTTTACAAGTCCTGCTGGTGATGGTTTTATTGCTGATGACGTTGATAACAATGTTCCGGTGATGGATTGCGAACCAGGGACTCTTCATCAGTTGCCGCAGGGTGTTGGCTTTGAGACTTGGGACCCAGCCTACCCAAATAACGAGTTTGATTCATTTCACAAGTCTGTACTGAAAGGTATTGCTAGTGCGTTGGGCGTGTCTTACACATCACTGTCTAATGACTTAGAGTCAACATCGTATAGTTCGATACGCCAGGGCGCTTTGGAAGAACGCGATTTCTACAAGTCGATGCAGTATTTTATGCAGGAACACTTTGTCAGGCCTATTTATGAGGCATGGCTGGCATCTGCGATGGAAATGCGCAGCTTTGGTATTCCGATTGCTCAGTTGGATAAGTTCATGGCGGCAAGCACGTTCCAGGCAAAGGCTTGGTCATGGATTGATCCGCTGAAAGAGATGAACGCTGCAGTGGTTGGTATGAAAAATGGCGTTATGTCTATCTCTGACGTTGCCAACCAGTATGGTAAGGATGTCGAAGACCTGATGGCATCGATACAGCGAGACAAGGCACTGGCGGACCAGTTTGGTATCAGCTATGCCCTGGAACCGTATTCTGGCAACTTGTCACCAGTGCCACCGGAAGGGATGGAAGACGATGCCGAAGTATAAAGGTATAGAAATAAACACTAAGCCTACTGACGGCATGGTGTCAGAGGCTAAAAAAGGTCTGGACTGGCGCAAAGAGCATGGCCGTGGTGGCACTGAAGTTGGTATTGCTAGGGCAAGAGATATCAGCAACAGGAAAGAACTTTCACTCGATACAGTCAAAAGAATGCGCTCTTTCTTTGCGCGTCACGAGGTAGACAAGAAAGCTGAAGGGTTCAGTCCAGGTGAAGATGGCTATCCAAGTAATGGGCGAATTGCGTGGGCGTTATGGGGCGGTAACGCAGGCAAGACATGGGCAGACAGTATAGTCTCTCGCATGGATAAGGCAGACGAAAGGGACAGCGACATCGAAAGTATACGAAACGAC